CCGCACAGAGTGTGTTGTATTCCAATGCCCCGAAGTCTGTGCCTTTTGCCGCATAGTCTGTAACGTCGGTCATTGATATTGTGCCGTCGGTGTTTGTTGTCTGCTGCCACTTCCTGCTGCCTTGGTAGTCATCATCCACAGCGTCCATTTTTAGAATCATCATGTCTTAGAACCTCTCCTTTCCTGCCCCCATTCTGAATGCCAGCCTGCCTTTCCCTGCCTTGATTCTGCCGAGATTGTTATATATTTCAAGGCAGGCTTCCTCTATCCTGTTTAAATCCGCATACCCAATGAATACGCCGTTGTCCTCATATACTGTCTTCTCACCTATGTCCGTCGGATAGGCCATCTTTGCGATTGTCTCAAGGTTGTCTGAAATATTGTTGATTTCATCCGCATATGGGTAGTCGCTTTCGTTTTTGTCACCGCCCATATTCTTTATGCCGAATGGGAGGTACAGCGACATTGCGAGCGTATGGAGGTGTTCAATGTTGCCTTTTATGCGGTTGTAGTCGCCGCAGTTGAAGAAATCTCCCTCCGACTCGCTTACCCATTTCCAGTCTGTTTTTGGTGTCTGCCACATTACACAATCCTCCTTGCAGTTATTTTGCCTGTTATAGAGCCCGAATAATCAGTCTCTATTGATTCCAGCCTTATCATCAGTTCGTCAAGGTACATGCTTTCGAGGTATGCCAGGTCATTTGCTTCAAGTGCGGGATCTCCTCTGAATTTCAGGCTGTACTCGTTTCCAGAGGCGTAATAGCTTCCCAACCACTCCGCAAGATCCTGTGCCGTATTCTCGGAACTTATGAGCGGATTCTCCCAGTCCAGTATCTTTCCAGTGGCGTTGACCTGCATTGTCTTGTATGCGGTGCTGGTGTTGTATTCGTATCCCCTTACCACAATGGTTACGTTCTCCTGTTCCTTGGGAGGGTTTGATATAAGCACCCTGCAGCGGTATGCCTTCTGCTCTGTTATTACAGCTCCTATGTCTATTTCTTCGTCATCCTTTGTACATACCACGTCAAGGTCATGCACTGCGTTTGAAAAATTGAAATCGTATAATGTCTGCTCGGTGGGTGTTGTTATATCGTCGGACACAAGGTCCTTGTATTCGGTACCCTTTGTATAGATGGTTCTGGCAACCCTTACAGCCTTCACCTTTTCAAGTTTCGTTCCAGTAGGCGTTGACAGCAGGTCATTATAGCTTATTGTGTAATCTGTCGCCTCTCCAAGCTTGATGGCTGCAAGGTGTATCCTGCTGTGTGGCTTAGTCTGTGTAAATTCGATATCCACCCTGTCAGTGTCAATGAAGTCAAAATTGACTGCGGTTGCTTTGTATATCGCCGTGCTTTTATAGATTGATGTAACTGTGCCGTTGTTGTAGGTTTTGATGATAAACTTATACGGTATCGAATCCCCAAAGTAGAGTGACATACCAAAGAATGATACTGCCGCCTCAAGGTTGAGTGTAACTGTGGGATTTGTTATAAAATAACCTTCCCCGTCCGATACATCGCTGCTTACATATCCTGTTTTGAAACATTCCGTCATATTCCTGGGTATGAAGTATTGCGCGCCGTTTCCTGTTGTGAAGTCTGGTTCAAATGATGCGTATTCCCTTGTGTCTGTGTTGTCTATGATGCCTGCAACATTGCTGTACCCTGTTTCGCCGTTTGATGTTGTCTTTACGTCTGGGACGAATGACGATTTTATCATTATCTTTCCATCATTATCCTGTGTCAGCACGCATCTGCCTGCGTTGGCTATAAGCTGTAGACACTGTTTGTGTGATGTTGTGGGGAGCGGGTTGTACACCGTTATGTTTTTCAGGTATGGATCTATCCAGTACACGTCCATACCCGCGTCTTCAAACACATCCTCTGCAAGGTCGTATAGGCTTATGCCTTCGGGATGGTACTCGCCGTTACTGTACTCATCATCCATGTACTCAAACACGTCAACCGCCTCGAACTTTGCAGTTGTGTCGGTCGCGCTCCATGACTTCATGTACAGTGTCGCGCCCTTGAACCATTCGGTGTCTCCGCTGTCAAGCCTGTACCCCCAATACACCACAAGCTCCTGCCCCGTCTCGATGAAATTTATGGCGCTGTCGTCATTGTCGACGTTGTAATACCTGTCCATGTTCTCGATTTTCACCGTGAAGTCCATTGTGGGCATATCCCCGCCTATGGGCGATATCGTACTCTTCAGCTTGGCGCTTATTATCTTGTTGTCATCAAGGTTTATTCCTATGCCGCATAAAATCTGCTCTATCCTCAGCCTTGTGTTCCCCTTACTCATGGAGAGTGCCTGGATTGTCATGTATGTGGTGCTGTTGAATGTCTCCTCTGTTTTAAACTCCTGGGAGTTGTTCTCAAACTGCACCGTCTTGTTGTCGGTGGTTATTGTGAACAGCGTCGGGTAGGATTTGCCGAATTTAATCGTCATCCCCTTTAGATCCACAGGTGATTCGGTGTTGAATATTATGGTTATGCTTGGTTTGCTGTCCGCCAGTGCCTCTGTGACCACGCCCTGCTGGTGGTAGCCGCCGTTCCTGGGTATGAAGTACACGCTTCCATCAAGCGAACTCCATCCCTGTTCATACGTGGCGTAGGGTTTGGTTACCTGTGATCCGTCAAACGGTGCCTCTATGTCGGAGTATTGCGTGAGCCCCTCGTCCCTCAGCGCCGCCCCCTGCTGTGCATCATGGTTTATCAGCCCTATGTACAGGCGCATGTATGATTTGTTCCTTTTGAGTGCCTGCATTGACTGTCTGTATTCTTTGCTTACATACTGCATGGCCGCCTCCTACATCTCTATAAAGTTTACTGAGAAGTTCTTGTATACAGGCTTTCCGTCCTCATATGTGTATATTGGTGTCTTGCGGTCGCCCACATACATTGCAAGTGAGCCGCGCTGCCCTGTGTCGGCTATGAAGTACGTCACGTTCAGGTTGAATTTCTTCTTAATCGCTGATCTTATCCTCTCATAGTCGCTCGGACGTAGCAGCTTCCATTTGCATTCTATCTTGTGGACATCTTCCCTTATCATCTGGGCTACCATTATGCCCTTTGCGTTCCTTTCGGAGTCCGATATGTCATAATCTGACTGTGTCATCTCTGATGGATCGGGGAGGGTGGCCCCCTCGACTATCAGTATGCCGCTGTATTTTGGCATTTGTCTCCCTCCCTTTCTATGTTGGGCTTAGCCTGTAGCCCTGGCGTTTCCTGTACCTGTCGGTCTGCTCCACTATTGCCTTTCCATCCATGTTGACAACGGTGGTGACTGTGAAGTCGTTGCTTGCCTCCTGGCTGTCCTCAATCGCCCCCATGACGTTTACCGATATTATCTCGCCGAGCTTTGCAGCAAGGTCATCCATCCAGCCTGTGTTGTTTTCAAGCGGGAGTATAGCCTCCCGCCCTGCCTCGCCTGCGATTAGCGGTGTCGCGCTGTCCACTATTCCGCCTGTTGCCAGCCTTGGAAGTGATACGGTGCTTAATCTGGCTATGCTGAATCCAAAGCTCTTTCCACCTAGCTCTGGAACCCAGTCCGGTATGTCAAAGTGTAGGTTGTTCAATGCGTCTATTACAGTGTTGATACCGTTTACCACAGCGTTCGCCATATGTTCGACGCCACCGATAATTGAGTTGATTGTTCCTTTTATTGCGGTCCATATGCCGTCGAATATGTTGGTCACAGTCGTTTTGAGGTTCGTCCATGTGGTTGTCCATATGGCCTTTATCGTGCTCAGCCCTGTGGATATGCCGTTCTTTATTGTTGCAATGGCTGTTGAGATTGCAGTCTTTATTGTGTTGAATATTGTTTTGACTAGTGAGGCTATTCCATGGAATATTGTGGAGAATATTGCGGATATTGTATTGAGTGCGGTCTGTATTGTCCCACCGATTACATTTAACACAAGTTCTATCACACTACTGATGGTTTCCAATACTCCTTCTACAATCTCCTCTATGCCGTTCCAAGCAGTCTCCCAATCTCCTGTGAATATTCCCACCAGGAAGTCGATAATTCCCTGTATAACCTCTATTATTCCACCGATGTAATCAGCCATGTTGCCCGCCATATCTATAACAGTACTGACTATGGTCTCAATAATTGGTAGTATCACTGGAAGGATGTATGCTATCATCCAGTCTATGAATGGCTTTACAATTCCCTCCCACAATGCCTTTGCCGCATCAGCCACGCTTCCTATGAGTGACACCGCCCTGTTAAGGAGAGGTGTTACATGCTCACTCATCAGTGTATCGAACTTTGATGCCAGCTGGTCAAGCACTGGCTTCACGTTGCTGTTCCAAAATTCCAGGAACTTTGATGCGCAATCGCTCAGTCCTGATGCAAGTGAGTCAAAGAACGGCTTGATGTGGTCGTCGTACATAGTGTTGACTGTATCCATGTAGCTGTCCACTGTGTCCTTTATCGAGCCAGTCACTGTCGCAAATGTCTCCAGTATGCCGTCAAGTGCCTCTTTCAGTTCCTCCTGGTTGTCAATGAACGGCCTTGTGAACACGTCGAGTATGTCCCTGCCCGCTTTTGCCATGAGTTCCGTTATGCCCATTGACGCATCGGTGAATATGCCTATAAGGTTTGCTGTGAGCTGCTGCCCGTTCTCGCCGCCGAATGCCGAGAAGATGTTTGCGAATGCCTGGGAGTAGTTTCCTATTATCGTCGCCGTCTCGCCCGTTATGTCGAACATTGATATTATGTACTGCCTGATTCGGTCTGTGTTCTGTTCGAGGTATAGTGATATGCCTCCCACGATGTTAGTGGCAATTGTGGTTCCGACGCTCGCTATCGCCCCTGTAACCTGTCCGAACGTATATGCCAGCGTGTCTGTAAGCCTGTTCGCCGCCGCAACCACCTCGGTATCGGTGAATATGTCCTTTAAACTTGCCTTGATGCTTTCAAGGGCTTTCTGTAACGGTTCGAGCGTGACATCCCCGAGCCCTGACTTGAAGCCGTCCTTAAACAGCTCGCTGAGTTCCTTGAGCTTGTCTATCGCTTTCTGGAGGACGGGGTTTAATTCCTCGTCAGCCTCGTCGGTTGCCGTCTCCACTGCTGTGTCTATGTCTGCTAAGTCATCGGCAGATGTGCTTCCCGAACCGCTTGAGCTGTTCTTTGTAAGCGAATTTATCTCATCAAACGAGCCAAGTCCGCTGTATGCCTCCTTTGCCGCAGTGCCCGCCGCCTCTGTTGATGCCGTAAGGTCGTCCGTGCTGTCCGTCGCGGTGTCTACTGAGCTTGCCACGGAGCTTACGGCTGTGCTTGTTGTTGATGATTTGCCTGTTATCAGGCTTATCAGCTTGCTGAATGCGTCCGCCGCCGTCTGGAGCTTTGATATGAGCTGGTTGATTACCTTTAATACTGGTGTAAGCACGTTTATGAACGCCTGCCCCAGTGTCGCCTTGAGGGATTCGAACTTCAGCTGCAGTATCCTTACCTGGTTCGCCCAGCTGTCGGAGGTCCTTGCAAAGTCCCCCTGCGCGTCGCTTGTCACCGATAACAGGTAGTTGTACCTTAATACCGCCTGCTCCTGCTGCGTCATTGCGGAATAGCTCTTTTTTATGCCCTGCGTGAGGGCGTACTGTTCCAGGTTTGCAACCGACAGGTTGATTCCCAATTGCTTTAGCGGTTCGGTTTCGCCTGATATTCCCGACCTTATCTTTGAGAACGCCTCGTCGGTGTCCAGGTTGTAGAATGAGGCGATGTCGCCCGCAAGCCCCGCCAGCTCGGTGCTCATGTCCTCCAGCTGTGTGCCTGTTACGCCCATGCTCTTAAGCATTGCGCCCATTGTCGAGGTGTACTGCTTTGCGGATAATTCAGATAATCCGAATGATTCCGCCGCATTCTTGGCAAATTCCTCTATCTTTTTGTTCGACTCGCCGAAGGTGACGTCGACCACGTTCTGCACCTCCGCAAGGTCGCTACCGACCTCTATGCACGCCCTGCCGAAATTGACTAGTGCGGCTATGGAGAATGCCGCCGCTATCGCTTTTCCTACCTTCTTGAAGACGTTGTTAAGGACTTTAGTCCTCTTCTCGACCTGTCCGACCGCCTTGTCAGTTGTGTTCTGCACAGTCTTCATCGCCTCTGTGTACTGCTCAATCTGTGCCTGTATTATTACCTGGAGCTTTTCCAGTGTCATTCCTTCCATGTGTGTCTCTCTCCCTTGCCCTGTTGTGCCTGTATGCGTATTCCTCCATCCTTGCCTTGTGGAGTGCAAGCTCGTTTTTAGTCTTCTCTTCCTCGGACGTTTCCGCCTCTTCTTTGAAGAGGTCGGGGTAGTATTCGTGCGGTGGCTTTAATTCCACATCCTGTGGGTGCATTGAATGTGCCGCCATGTTCATGAGCTGTTGGCATTGGTTCCACATGAGCATGATTTCGTCCTTGGTGTCCGCACGCCTTCTTTCCTGCTCATGTTCCATCCTCCTGCCGTATGACTCCACCAGGTCGGTTATCTCGTCTATGCCCAGGCTCCAATACAAAGGGGGGCTGTACCCACAGTCTAAAAACAATGGATACAGCCCCCTTGATAGCTGTTCGGTCAGGGTGAGTGTGCCGTCTAAAGGATCTCCCTTGCCTCCTCCAGTGCCCCCTCCATCTGGTTTGCCAGGGAGGCTGAGAAGAAACCCGATGCCGCAAAGATTCCCATGTAAATGTTTGCATAGAAGTCGAGCTGGGAGCCGCCCTCGTCTATGTACCTGTCGAAGATGTCGTTTACGTCCGCCCTCTTAATGCTGTGGTGGTATTTCTTCATGGCCGCGTGCGCCACGTCCAGCATGACTGTTAGTGCGGGCATCCCGCCCTTGCCTGTGCCCATCACGTTCATGAGGTTGGTCTTGTATTTCTGTTCAAGCTCCGCTATGTCGGGCGTGCGTAATTTGAGCCTGTATGTCTCCCCGCCAACCGTCCATAGCTGGAAAGGCTTCCTCTCAGGCATCTCCACGATGTTGTCATCTGCTGCATTTGCTGTTTCCCCTCTGTTCTCGGTTTTATCCTTGTCAAAGAATCCCATAATTTATCTTCCTCCTGCTTTTTTTATATTCCAATAGTCTTATGACACTGGGTCTGTTACTTCCAGATCGCTCTGCAGCGCCATCTTGAGCGTCCATTCAAGCACGCCGTTTACAGCGCCTGAACCGAGTTTGACAGAAACCATTGCGTCATAATTGTAGGTTGTGCCGTCGGGGAGTTTCTCCTGGAATGAGATTACCTCCTTGTCGGCCGCCGCCTTCCTCATAACCCTGTATGGCGATGACTCGCTTTTATTCTCATACTTGAAAGTGTATTCCAGGTCGCCTGGATCCCCGATGCCGTACTCGTACTGCTTTGACTTGTCCGCGAGTCCTGTGTTCTCCACCTTCTCCTCCTCGTTTCCAAGTTCTGGTACGGTCTTTAAGCCTGTAAGGTCTGTGTATGTGCTTTCGCCGCTCTTCTTATAGCCCAGTGTAATGCCGTTAGCTAACATTCTCTGTTCCTCCTTTAATAATACGTGTTGTGGTGGACGGTATTGGTGTCAATGTCGAGTATACCCTCGTACCTCATTATCTTGTGCTTAAGCCCGCTCGGATCGTCCACGTCGTTGCACTGCTTCCTTACCAGTCCCAGTGTGCTTAACGCCTTGTCGACTTTTATCGCCGCCTCCGAGGTGCTCTGGTTGTTCCAGATGTCAATCCTGTAGAGCAGGTGTGCTTTCTGCTCTGCATTGTCAGTCCATTCGCTTACGGAGTTATCCTCCTCCATGTATTGGACTGCAGGGAGCACCGCCCACTCTTTGGGGTATCCGTCGCCGAGGTTTTCGGTGATTTCCTGCTCCTTCAGGGCGTTGTACACCTGGTCTTTTACATTTACCATTATTCTGCTGCCTCCCTTATTGATTTTCTGACGGCTTCCGCCAGGTTCGCCCTTATCACGTCCTCGTTGTTCTTGAGCGCGGGGTACATGAACGGCTGCGCCGCCTGTCCTTTTGTGTAATAATACGTGTTTCCGTTCTTGTCTGTGCTCTTTGGCCAGTGGTATCTGTCTGCATCGGCTGGGGCAATATTGTTCCCCGGGAACCACCAGCCCTCCTGCGTGTATGCAGGTTGCACGTTTGGTGAAATGCCCTGGTGGCTGTCCTGCCCCTTTGGCCCCGTCCCAAATTCAACATACGCCGCATAGGATTTGTTGGTGTAGCACGTCGCCGTTATGCCGCCGTCCGTCCTCTCCACCGATGTCATTATTGACTGCCTTAGCTCGCCATGATTGACGGGTGTCAGCATTACCGCGGTGTTCCTCACCCTGCGTATCTCTTTTTCCATGGCTTTTTCAACCGCTTCCGTCTGGTCCGCTATCGCCTTGAGCTTTTCGTTCAGTCTTTGGGCGTTTCTTACATTTCCGTCAGCCATCGGACCTCTCCAGTGTTATCATGGTTGGGCTGTTGTCCCTGTTGACGGACTTTATTACGTAGTCGGGGCTGCTTCCGCCGTCCACGTCCACGCATATGCCGTCGTTCTCCCTGATTTCCTCGGTGCCTGAGTATTCCATGTTCTTGATGTATTCAAGCTTCTCACCATACTGGAGGGCGCTTACGTGCCCCGATGCCTGCCATATTATGGCTTTTACCGGTATCGGCTCGCCCCAGCTTACAACAGAGCCGCCCTCGCTGTCCTTCGTGACTGTGCGGCGCCGCATGTAATACGTCTTAATAAGTGACCGCCTCATGCGCATGTTATCCCTCCTGTCCTTCATCGGAGCCCTTCTCATACGTGCGTCCGCCCACACGCAGCAATCTGTTCTCCTCTATGGCTTTCCTTATGTCCTCGGGGATTTCCACGAATGACGATGATATGCCCCCGCCGCTTCGTGAGGACTCGCCCTCCATTCCCATCCTGTTGTATGCGATCAACGCCCATTTCCTCACATACGGCGACAGTCTGTCGTTGAGCTTTGTCCTGTTGGTCTGTGAGAGGATTTCCTCCTCCGCCGACTGTAAAAGGGCGGACAGGAGTTCCTCGTCCTGTTCGCCCGTCATTTTTTTGAGCATTTCCAAATTGTCCATGCGGCTCCTTTCCAAGGTCTTAGCCAAGCGCCTTTATCACTTCGGCAAGCGTGAGCTTGTCCATGTTGGTGTATCCCTGTATGCCCTTTTCCTTGGCAATCTTCCTGAGGTCGTTTATCTTCATTGATGAATAATCACCCTCTGCCGCTTCGCCAGTGGTCTCAGATTCTTTTTTTTCGTCATTGTCGGTAATTTCCCCGTCCTCGTTGGTTTCGTCCCTTTTGGGTTCTTCTCGAGCTTCTGGGCTATATGCCCCAAGCCCCTCTAATGTCTCCGCTACAATGTAGCCGTCGTCTTTGGTGCACTGCCTTATCACGTCTTTGTTGAGGCATTCCATCGTCACGCCTGAATTAATATTTTTGATGAACATGCTGTGTTATCCCTCCCTGCTATTCCTTGTTGGCTGTAAGCACTGAAAGTGTCTTTCCCTGTATTACCTTGGCTCCGTATACGTGGAGTCCCTTTACGGCGTCGGAGAATCTCTTCTCTGGCCTGTATGCCTCAGTCTTTAAAATCTGTTCTGCGAATGTCGCGCCCCTGTTTGTTCCTGCAAGTATCTTGTACTTTGCGCTTGACACGTTGGGGACGTTGTTGCTCAGGTGTACTGTAAAGCCTGCCGCGATGCCGACTGCGCCGCCCTGCAGGATGCCTTTGTTGTAGTCAGTGCCGTTTCCGACAAATCTTGAATCCTTTAACAGGAGTCCATGATACCATGCGGGTATTACCACCCATCTGCCCTGTGTCGGCACGTTCTTTTCAGTGAGGTCCGTCGCAAGGTCCACCAACAGGTCGTATGCTGAATCCTTTGTGATTGTAAGCGGGCTGTCGTCGCTTCCAAGGTTCTTTCCGTTATTGACTGCGCCCACTGCCATGAGGTTTGCCAGGAAGTTGTCGGTTACATCGTTCATTCCGTAAGCCGACCTCTGCATTGCCTCATCCATAAGCTTGGGGTTTGTCTGTGCGTTGTCAACATCCTCGATTGAGAAGTTGAAGTATTTCGCCTGGTCGATTACAAGCGATGTCTGGTCGCCGTTTAGCTCGTCGGGATCGGCGATGTCCTTCCCTTTTGTGAAATCCTTGATCTCGATGTCGCCGATCTGGTTGATTTTCACTGTGTCGCCGAAGTTTTTGATTTCACCCTCGTAGTCCCTGTTTACCAGGTTTGCGTAAATGTGTGTCTTGTCCAGGTGTGCAAGCAGCCTTGCGCTCCATATTGTAGGTATAAAATTTGCTACGCTCATATTATTGTGCTCCTCTTGTCTTTCCGCCTTTTAGGCTGTTGTATGGGGTTACAGCGTCTTCAAGGACTGCTGTATTGAATCCCAGTTCTTGTTGATTTCCTCTGGCGTCATCCTCTCTATCTGCTCCTTTGTGAAGGTCTGTCCTGTGCCTTCGGGTGCTTTCTTCATCGGGTTGCCGCCTTTCAGCTTCTCCTCAACCGCTTTCTGTACCGCCTCGCTGAAGCTTTTTTCAACGGCCTCTATTGAGGCTTTGCATGTGTCGGCGTTCTCGTAGTTGAGTATTTCGGCAAGCTGTAATGGGAGTCCTTTGTCCGCGAGTGTCTCTTTTGCCGTCGCACTGAGTTCCCTCTTGGTTATCTCCGCCTCCCTTGCCTTTAGTTCGTTCTCTTTTTTCTCCTGGGCATATTGGGCTTTCTGGTCGGCGTTCATTTTGGCAAGCTTCTCCGCCTCCGTCCTGGCTGCGTTTATCTTCTCCTCTATCTCCGCCTGCATCTTGCTCCTTGATGTCTCCAGTGCCTTGCCAACCCTTCTGTCAAACTCCGCCTGGTTCTTTGGATCCTTTAAGAACGTGTCAAAGTCGGTTGGGTTCTGTACTGCTGCCTGGCTGCCTGCATTTACATCTCCGTCCCCACCTGCTGCCTGGCTGCCTACATCTGCGCCGCCTTCCTCGCCTGCAAAATACTGTAGGTTTAGCGGCAGCCTTAATATTGAGTTTCTTCTCATCTTTTCCTCCTTGCCCCTGCATTGCGTGTGCCCCACAGGTTCATTTCAGTTTTATTCTTGAGCTTTGCATCCTCCGATGGGCTTTCTAACCCTCAGCCGGGGAGATGTTGGATCACCGTCCTTTCCTGCATTTTTGCATACAAAAAGAACCATGTTATGAATTTCTCCATAAATGGTTCTCTTATTTCGTTCTTTTATGCCTTTGTTAATTCAATGTGACTACCTCAATGCTCTCTATTATACTCTCTTCAAACATTGTGATTCCGCCCGCGTAATTGATTCCAATTTCTGGCTCTCCACTTTCTGTTTCCTCTGATCCTTGGAGTTCCACCGCTTTCCCTGTGTATTCACATCCATCTGATGTGGTAATCTTGATATTTTTGCCAATGTATTCGCCTTTTATCATGGTCTATTCCTTCCTTGCCGGTATTATGTGCGTGCCATCCTTTGCATACACAATCATAAATGCATTGGTTGGCTCGTTTGTTCCGTCATATTTGTTAATGTACTGTCCAATATTATAATCCAGCACTATCTTTTCTTTGCTCTGCCATTTTCCAGTGGCTTTGCTCCTAATCTTTCTGCCAGTTCCTGCATATTTATCAACTAGCTCTTGGCACTGCTCCTCTGTTATGGTTAGATAACTCCTGCCCTTCGTGTAGTTGTTGCTGCCACTGAAATGCTTAGACTGTTTTCCAGAATCAATCTTTTTTACAGTCATGTCGGATTTCAGTTTTGCACTCAGCTTGGTATCATTATAGCTTGTTGTAATCTGCTGCCACTTCTCAGTATCATTATACTTGATATCCCTGAAATCATCAACTGTTTTCCCGACTTCTTTTGTTCCTAGTAGTGCTTTATATCTTTCATACTGCTTGAGGTCTGAACTCCTGTTCTTTTCCACCTTTTCTGCAAACAGCATTTCAGGATTTTCTTTGATTTCCTGCTTGTACCAATCCTCATACGTGATGTCGCCTGGAAATTTCTTTGGCTTGCCTGTCTGTGGGTCCCTTGAACGTCTTTGGAGTTCGCTTAAGTCCTGATCGTCCAGTACTGAAAGCACCGTCGTCCTGCAGTATGGGTGGAATGGCGGGTAGTTTGTTCCCACCTGCATGTCCTTGTAGTCAAATTCCTGTCCGTCCATCTGTCGGCATATTTCGGAAGTCCTCAGGTCCAGCGTGGCAAGTATCCTGTACCTGTCTATGCCTGCATCCTTGTCGGCTGCTGCCTGTGCCTGTCCTGATATGTATGCCGACTCTGTACGCACAAGCCTCCTTGCTTTTGCCGCCCCTGTTGCGTACTTGTTTGCCAGTTCTGCCGCGATGTCGCTTTCGGTCTTGCCTGTGAGGTATGCGAGTGCAATCTGTGTCTTCAGCTCGTTTGCAAGCCCCTGGGTGTTCCCCCATATCCTCTGGGAGTAGTTTGCGCCGCTCCATCTGGTGTTCAGGATGCGGTTTAACTGTTTCTCGTCAACGTGGCTGAAGGAGTAGTCGTATCCCGACCTGCT